GACCAAGGCATTAGCCATGTCTGCACTTTCGATCACTTCCATAGCACCAGAAAGCGCATCCCAGTAGGCTTCTAGCCCTTCGTGGATTAGTTCGCCTTCGGCTTCCTTGAATATCTCTGCTGCATACTCAGCGGCTGATTGTTCAGGCATAGGTGCCATAACCATCTCTTCTTCTTCCATCATAGGCTCCATGCCGTACATCTCCTCTAGGCTCTTGACCGAGTTCCGGTATTCGGCAGGTGTAGGTGTAATGCTTGCCTCAGCGATACACCAGCGGGTAATCTCGCTAGCCGCGCCTACGCTCTTGCGCTCGACCATGTGACCGGCTGCACCAGATGAATAACCCATCTTGCCTTGCTTGCAGAGCTTTGCGATCATACTTCCGTACTCATCAGCCATATCTAACTGCGCTTCGTACCAGAGTCCAGTGTCGTCCATCTTGACATAGCCAGTACCGATGGACTTCTTGCCAATCATCTTGTCCATGCCGTGGTGATAATAAAGATTCAACGGAACACGCTCACCGGCTTTGATGGGAAAACCGAAATCCGTAGACTTGGTGAAGTAATCACCCTCTAGGTCGGTTGCATCAGGAGAGCCAAAGCGCACAAGGTAGCCTTTGACGCTTCCAAGGCGGTCTGACTTAATAGCATCACTGTAGACGGTTAGCAGGTCCATGTGCTAAGTATCCCACACACCCTATATGAGGCTACGTAGTGGGAGTACACGGGTTGTAGGTCCCCAGTCTTGGTTCTGTTCCACCTGCACAAAACTATCAAGCGGTTTGCCATCCATGTACATCTGATAGCGAGTCGGTCCCATGATAGCCATCTTGTCTGCTTCCGACAGACCAGCAAGAATACGATCAGGTGTTGCTACCGCTGGGCGTGTGTCAGGTATAGATGAATCCCCGGTAATCTCTGCCCAAGAGAGCGTTTCAGGAATCATCACGCACCGGCAGTTAGGATGGCTTGGCATGATTTCATCGGTCTTGTGTAGTGTGCCAGACAAAGCCAGACAGGCTAAACATACCCGACTATCTTGGGTGGCTTGCCGTCGGTAACCTTGTACCGCTGGGTTCTGCGTATAGATCTGCCGTTGTGCTTCTCTGGCACTCCGGATCATCTCGGTACGTGCTATGGTCTCTGCTCGGCTCCTGCCGATATCAGCTGCCTTGCGTACACGCCGTGCTACTGTCCGTGGACCTTCACCCAGCGAGATACCCTGTACCAAAGCCATCTGCATAGCATCGGTGGTTACCTGCGGGATTGTTGCAAATAACTGATCCAGAGGGCTTCCATCACCCGAAAAACCGACAAAGGCTTGGAGGCTTTCGTCTGGCAGGGCTGTCCATGTGTAGCCGAGTGTTGCTCCAGCCGGTTTACGACCAGCCGCCGTTTCAACCAGGCTCCCGCTTGCCTCATTCGCAAGGATGGCGCTTTCGAGTTGTCCATCGGCGGTTATCTGTGCCCCCTCAATAGAAAACTTCTTTAGGTTTCTGCCTAGTTCCTCAATGTTGTCTATTATGCGCTGTCTCATCCAGAGGATGGTTTCGCTTGGCGGTTCACCGTTGGCTTCACGTTCTGCTATTCGTCCCTCTAGTGCTTCGAGCTCATCGATGCTGGCTTTTGTGGCTGCCTTGTATGCACGTTGCATACGGCTGATGGCTACGCCTTCACGCTCCAGCAGGTCGTTACGGAACTTCTGGCTTGCGGCGTAGATTCTAGCCGTGCCATCGTTTACTCGTTTGAGATGTAGTCCATCTCGTACCCGTAAAAAGGGTGAGACTTGTACACCACCCCCGGGGTGCAACAATCGATGCTCTTGCCTTCGCCCTGTATCTTGTTGCGTAGTCTGGTTGACCAAGCGTAGCCAGCATCACCGCCCCACAAGTCCCAGGCTACACGCCCCGGACTTGGGAAACCCTCTTCACCAGCGTTGAAGCCTTCAGCCTTTTTGTCTACCTCATGACGGGAGAAAAACGAGTACATCCGCAGTATCGTGTCTTCGGAAAGTTTCTCACCGTTCACGATTTGGTTAGCACGGGCAAGACCTACACGCGTTCCGCCGTCCCTGCCTTCTTCTTTCCAAGCCAAAGCCCTACGAGCTGCTTCCTGCATGGATGCATTCGGTACAAACTTCATATCGAACGACTTTGCCGGGATGGTTGCATCCTGCTGCGTTGTTACACTGATTGCCGTTGGATGCAGTACGCCTTCATCTTCTGGGATGGCTTCTAGACCTGCAATGCGCTTTGCTTCTGCACGGTCAATGATGCCAGCCTTGTACAACTTCTCTGCACGGTCGGCTTCAGCCTGTAGGTCATCAGCCAGAGCCCTAACGTTCGACACGTCAAACTGGATAAAGTCACCCTCGGCGGATTCCGAGTAGTCAGGAAGCAGGGACACCGTCAAAGCATCAGAGATAGCACGGAGTAGAGGCACCATGCCATCTTCCCATGCTGCCTGTTGGGCACGTTCAAAGTTACTGTATGTGCTACGCTCAAGACCAGAGCCTAAGCCAAGTACCATGGGGTTTAGTCCCATGGCTGAACAGATGCGCTCTTCCGGAACACGCCGTACAGAATCCAAAGCAAGCTCTGAAGGCGTTAGGCTTACACGGTCCATCTTGTATGGACCCATCATAACCACGATGCCACCAGCACTATCGCCTGTAAGGTCTTCTCGCAGTTGTCGCTTGACCTGCCTTGCGTCATCTGGGCTTAGGTCAACGCTCTGGTCTTTGGCATCAGGTCCAACGATGAGGCTAGGCATAGCACCGTTGTTGAGCAAGCCATAAGCAGCTGAGGATGCTACGTTATCGGTAGCAATCTCACGGAGTACCGCTTGAACCGGGGAGCGTCCAAGGCGGATGTCGCTTGGGTCTCTGCCGTACCGGATATGCACCATGTCTTCAATGGCAATATCAAAAGAGCGTCCGTCAGTAGTGTAGACGTAGTGTGTTAGCGGGTTGATGCCGTTACCGACTGGTCGCACCATGTCTTGAGGCAGGTATTGCAAACCGATAGGAACACCGGAACGGCTGGTGCGTACCTTGCGTAGGTAGGCATTGCCGAACAGCTTGTAGTCTTGGAGTACCCAGCCCCATACCAGTGATCCAACAGTGCCGGGCATCGGCTCAGCGATTACACCTAGTACCGGGTGAGTGTCTAGAGGTTCCGCTTGTTGGCTGTCTACCTTACGCATGACCTGTGGCAAGGCTTGTGCCCAGTTCCGCACATACCAGTCAATGCCAGAAGCAATGATAGAGTTTAGACCTAAGTCACCTGCAACCTGCCCCCAGTCCTTGTGGCTCCCTGGAAGCGCCCTGCGTAGCAGGGATTGCAACTGACCAGAGCCGTAGCCGGTTAGGTAGATGTCACGGCTTTGAGACAACGGCAACGGTAGTGCCTGTGTCGGGTTGGCTGCGGCTTTACGTCCAAGGAAGCGGTCAAAGATACCCATGCTCCTAGTATCCCACAGAATAAAAAAAGCCCCCTTGCGGGGGCTGTGTGGTTTTTAGTTCAGTTCGTATGTTCCATCCTTGTATTGCATTGCCTGTTCTGGCTCCATAAAGGATATTTCGCAGTAGCTTGTAACAATCTTGCTGCCCTTCAGAGTGCATCTCGTATTCAATGTAATAAACCAGAACATGGACTCGTCAATCAACTCATTGTATGTATATGTTCTTCCTGCAATATAAACATCAGCAATCTGTTTTGTCACTACGATTGATTTACCAGCAGCCTGCGCATTCTCCAACTGCTCCATAACCATCGCTGTACCTTGTGTTTCCATATCTCTCTATCTCCCTGCTTGATGTCAATAATATACACCGCCCGTGTATATCTCGCAAGGGTATAGGGAGATATATTTTACGTGCGCTCGTATTTCGCACGTAACCGCACGTAACTACACGGCTCCCCATGAACGCTTAGATCCGCACACCTGCCAAGCATAAGCCAGAGCATCAACCACGTCATCATGCCGACCAACCGGGAAGGATAGCAACTCATCCTCAAAGTAAGCCGGGAGCCCTTGGCAATGCATGACTTGGCTTTGCTCGTAGCGGGCTTCCAGAGGCGCAAAGCGGGTTACTTTGTCACGGTCTGGGCGTATCCCCCGGATAGGCAGTTTCGTACGCCGTAGAAGCTCCTGCACGACAGCCGCCTGATACTGCACTTGTTCAATGCCGATTGTCTGTGGGTTCCACTTAGCCGCCACGGCTTCAATAAAGCGTAGCACTCCTGCAAAGTCCGCACGTATTCTGCACGTATCCCGCACGTAAATCGTTCCATCTTCTGCACGGCTAACCACGACAGCGGCTGTGTAGTCGGATTCGGTCTTGGTACTGATGGCAAGGTCAACGCCTATGTAGGTAGGCAAGCCTTCTGGACAGTCACCGTAGCGCAACCACTCCCGCTTGATTCTCGCTCCAGCTGCATCGACGAACTCCGCTAGATACTCCTGCCTAAAAGCAATCGATGGTAAGGATTCCCCAGCCTTGTCTACTTCGGTAGAATCAATCCAAGGGTTAGCGGTGGTAGGCATTTGCCATGCCATCCAGTCATCATCCTGACCAGCCATACCGTATAGAGTCTTGAAGTAGTTAGAGCCCTTGGGAGTACTCAGGAAGAATGCATCGCCCTTGTAGTCCGTCAGTGTTGGGCGTATGGCTTCAGTCCAGGCTTGCTCCAGATGCCTTGCCATGGCGGCTTCATCGATTATTACCCGCTTGTACTTACGACCACGGGCTACCGTGCTAGGGTCATCAAGCGTCCAGTAGTCAATTGCTGCCCCGGTAATCAGTTCTATGCGTGGTGCAGGAGTCTGCACAGCTCGCCGGATAACAGGCTGGTAGATACGCTTATGATCGTTGTATGCCTCTTCTAGGAGCCTGTAGGTAGGCGCAAACCACGCACACGGCAAAGCATCTTTTAGAACCGGGTCACTGAGCAAGTTACCACCCAGCGTAGTTTTTCCAAAGCGTCTACCTACTCAGCCACAGGCAAGGACGTTGTAGCGCCTTGCCTGTGCCAGTATTACCTTTTGTCCTT